TGAGCATGTCGGACGCAGCACTCGCAAATGCTGAGTTTCTTTGGTCACCCCCACTGCCTTCAATCGGCAGGGGTGGACAGAGGGCGACCGTTCCTCACGGAACTATTGAGCAGAAGCTCAAGTCATACTATCTACAAGTAGATAGTTCTCCTGACTTTTTCGTCAGGCAGGTCACATCGACCTTCCGCCGAGCAAATCGGCTGTACGGGGCCTTATACCCCGAACGGATGTTTATCCGTGATCTTAAACCGTCTATGCAGTTTAAGTATATAACCTCACGGTTATATGTAAGGCTTTCCTTACATTTCCAGAGAACTCTCTCTGGTTTACTCCTTGCTGGGAAACTCAGCAAGGTCAAGCAGTGGTTTTTCACTGCCAACGGGGTAATATACCCCTACCTCATCTCAGGGGGTGAGGATTATTCGGTCATTGACCGACTTACCAAGTATGCCTTGGAAGGATGTGCTAGCAATTATGCACATTTTATGTCTTCGCTCAAAAGAACGAAGAAGTTGATGCGGAAATACGCAGCAATAAACAATCCCACTAACGGGGTTGTCATCGGTAATGGTGGTCCATTACGGCAACACATGTATTATGTGTCGCTATTCAATAGTATACATAAAACTATTGAGAATAAGAGGGAACGATTTCGCCTCTTACTTCTCTGGACTCAGTCCAGGGCTACCGGGTTATGTGACTCCGGTATGATCGAGAAGAGTCTCGATAAGTTCAGAAGTACAACTTCTGAACCATGCCCTCCCCTTGATATTCAAGTGGAGGTTCTCCAGTCCTGTATACGGGCTGGAAATGTCACTGGGATTGAAGCCCAGGTCTCGGTAGGCCCGAAGGCCTGCCTCCAGAGCCCGCAGGCTCCGGATCTTGCTGATAGCCAGCATTACCTCCCCGGATCGAGGAGGGACCCCGTAGGGGGCCAAACGAGGTATCTTCTGTACCTCGCAACACGTAAGGTTTTAAACCGTACGTATGATCTCCATACACTGGAGTATACGCCTTGTAAACCAAGGCCCGTTAGATCATCTACGGATCTAATGCACTGGGCAGTGAATGAGTCACTGGCCAACCCAACGCTTGTGCGTTCGGTCCGCTTCCACTGTGTGGAAGATCAATCTAAGGCACGGTCGATAACCGTAGCCCACCTGGCGTACCAGGTGATCATGGGCGCGTTTGCCCATGCTCTCGTCCCGGCCTTATATTCGGCCGAGACTAAAGTCGGTCTCTCCGGAGACCGAAACTTGTGGAGAATGCTCCATGAGCAGCTCTCTCCGGAATCTCCGGAGTGGGATGGCTTTACAGGCCATTCAGTTCAAGGTTTTTGCACTGACCTTGAAGAGGCCACCGATTTCGGGAATTGGTGGTTCGCTCGGGCCGTCTGGTCCGAGTTTATTCGACAGACGAAATGTCGAAATCAACCTCTTGGGTTGATGCTTCTGGCGAAGAAGTTGTATACTTCTCCGCGTCCGGTGTTCTTCCGGAGAGGAAAGAATATGTATTCTTTCTTCATTACCCGTAGGGGATTCCTTATGGGTGACCTTTTTACAAAGGTTGTTCTGACCATAGGTCAGGACTATAACGTCAGACAGGCGTTATTATCTTCCCCCTTGGGGGACTTTCGATCTAATTCCAAGATTGAAAGGGTAGGGTCGCTACGGCCCTATAATCTCTCCACTCTAGGGGAGATCGACCGGATTGGCAGAGATCCGGTTCGGCCCAAGATACAGGGCAGCTCCTACTCTATAGTAGGAGATGATGTCACCATCATATACGCCATGGTAAGACCTTCCATGACGCTCGAGCCCTATTTTAGGGCTGCCGCCACTTCGGGCGGATGGAAGCTGTCGGATCCCGACACCTTCGACAGTAAACACCTTATGTTTTACTGTGAGGAGGGATCATTGATCCCTACCGGCCCTCACGGGTCTACTCGTCATTCAATATGGCGAGGCAGGGAAGTCGATTATTTAGACTACCCTCGAATCAGGTTATTACTACCTGTTAAAGTTGAGACAAACAACTTTTCCCACACGAATGTGGGTCGCTTTGCTCTTATGGGCAAAGAGTCACTATGGGTGACAGGTACAGCTTCTAGCGCTGTATCCACAATGTATTCAATCGCTACATTGTTACAGCACCTTATGGTGCCGCGAGACATAGAAACCCTATGTCCGTTTACGCCCCCGGAGATCGGGGGTGACGGGTCGTACACGACCGACTGGGAGTTCTTCTCCCAGGTCATTCATGCCAAGTCAAAAGACCCGGCAGAGACGATGTATCGTATGCATCGCCAAATGTCCAAAACTTGGGCACATCGGTTTGTCAGCTCTGACAAGCCTCGGGGTGGTGTAATGAAACAACACCTCATTCTACCTACGTTGGATAGGTTGAAAAAATGGATCCCTGAACGGGCCATTATTGTTCCGGAGTCTACGGAACATGCGGAGTTATATGCCGCCCTCCCTAGAGGAATTCTAGAGAGTCCCCAGCTTACTTTCTTCAAGCTGGTGAAACGAGTTTACAACTCGTGGTTATTCCGTGGAATACTATTACCTAACCTCATGGTTAGGGCTGACGTCTCTTCAAAAAGAGGCGCCACTCCCTTGCAGGAGTTGGAAAACTTCTTTTCCACACCTGATTCTTCAGGTATAAATAATTTTCAGAATTATTTAGAGAACTGGAGGCGCCCCGGCTTCCAGTATCGAAATATGGATCCATATTTCGTTGTGCCAGATCGGCACCGCGACATCATGTCGCTAGGCTGGAACTGGAAAGTCTGGCCTGAAAAACCTACGGAAATCAGTAGGTTAAACGTCTATTCCTTTCTAGACGTCATCCGTCACAACCGTGACGTTCCACTTGTAGTGGACCGACTCAATATGTTTTTTGAGTCTGATCCCCTGATCATGATCAGGGTGAGAGCCAACGAACACATTCGTGGGCGTATTACTCTTGTCGGGCGCGACAAGAAGCTTGCACATCAAGTGTGCAGATGGGTACGATCCAATCGGGATCGTAACGCCAGGGTCGACCTGGTTAGCCCAGAATTTTACATTCTCGGCAGGATGGCAGAGTTTGAGCCCTCTGTCATAATCCCCGATGCGGGATCCATTAACTTCCTCGGAAGAATGGCGAGCTCGACCAATCTTGATGAGGTCGAGTGTAATCCTCCAAGGAGGAGGCCTGAATATTCATATCCAGGCGTGACTTCTGTCACTCTCCAGGGTTTTATATACCCTAGACGTCAGCCTACTGACGTTAGGATCCTCGCAGATCCGGCCTCGCAAGAGGCTATAAGGGCCCTCCCGGGCCCTGGTTCTTTCGAGAACCCGGGAGCTGAGCTCCCACCTTATACCTCCTGGTGAGGAGGTTCCCATCACTGGGAGAGTCGCAAGACTCGTCCATCGCTGGACT